CTGGAACTGTTGATTGTATTGCTGAATATGATGGCGAGTTAGCGATAATAGATTTTAAAACATCAAAAAAACCTAAACCAAGAGATTGGGTAGAACATTATTTTGTTCAGTGTATGGCATACGGATGTATGTTATATGAACTAACGGGAATATCCGTTAAAAAATTAGTAATTATCATGGCTTGTGAAAATGGAGAATGTGTCATCTATGAAGAAAGAGACAAAGCAAAGTACATCAAACTTCTCAGCAAATACATTAGAAAGTTTGTTAAAGATAAATTGGAACTCTATGGAACCTAGTAAAGAATTAGAAAAAGTAATTGAGAGTAAATTTTTAACACCTCAAAAATTTGCCATAGAGATTGAAAAGATTGTAGCAAATGAAGATTTAAATTATATTGACGCAATATTACATTATTGTGATACGAATAGTTTAGAGATAGAATCAATTACAAAGTTAATTTCAAAACCACTTAAAGAAAGACTTAAATGGGATGCCATTCGTCTTAACTTTATGAAAAAAACATCTAGAGCCAAATTGCCTTTATGAAGGAAGAATTGAATGGAAGAGTATTTTCAGATCCTTTTCCTCATTTAATAGTAGAAAATTTTTACAATGATAAGGAACTTGAGTTAGTTTGGGAAGAACTTAAGTTTTTAACTAAACCAGATAAACTCTTACCACCTAAGGATTATGGTGGAGTAGAAGGATATACTGATGCAAAAGCATTATGTTTAGATACTGAATATAATCATAGAAATATTTCTAACATTCTTACTGTAAATAGAAAAATTTTTGATAATCAGATACTTGAACCATTTATGAAAATACATGATTGCTGTGGTGAAGCTGCAAATAGCAATTATGATATTACAAAAGTAAGATATTATCATGATGGTGATCGTTATGATCCACATATAGATAGAATATTTCATTTTTTGGCATTTTCTTATTTTTATAAAGAACCAAAAAAATTTACTGGTGGTGAGTTAGAGTTTCCAAAATATAATTATGAGTTGACATGTGAAAATAATTCCCTTATAATTATGCCAAGTTGGGTTCAACATGGAGTGAAAAAAGTGTCTATAACAGACTCTAATTATTATGATGGTTATGGAAGATACTGCATTTCTAGCTTCTTTGGTTCTAGAGATGAGAAGAAATGAAAGTGACTCCATTTGAAACGTATAGAACTTATCTTTCAATGAAAAGTCATTTTACTAACCCTAAGTATGACTTTTTTAAATATGGGGGTAAGTCTCGTGCAACCATGACATCCTTTAATAAAAGAAAGGATAAGTATTGGTTTGAAAAAACATCTAGAAAATATTCCGATCAACAAGTATTGGATTTTCTATTATCAAATTTCGTAATTGCAGACAACCCACAAAATTTATGGATTGGAGAAATTATCAATTCTGGCGAA